ATAAATCGCCATATGTTTGTAAAACATTTAATACAGCCATTTTATTCTGTCAAAAACTCTCTCACTAACGCTTCCTTTGCCTCGTCAGTATCGGTTGCTTTAACCTGTTCTGCTAACGATGCAAGTTTACTTGCCTTAGATGAAGAAATTCTTGACTTACTATCTACACTTGAATTTCGCTCCTCTTCATCTCGCCTTTCGGCTTCTAACTTGGACTGAAATAAGTCCTTAAGGTCGGATTCAAAAGCTTCTTTGAGCGATACTTGTTGGCTACTAGCTACAGAACGAATCGTGTTAAGAATTTTAGAAGCTTCTGGATATTCCCTAAGGAGTTCCATTTCTTCTATTTTGTTCTTAAGTGATTGTATTTCTGCACTAGATGCCCCACCAGTTTGTGCTCCTTCAAGTTTGTCTTTAGAATTACTAATTTGCTCGTCGTAAAGTTTTGCCTTTTCTTCAAGCTGTTTAGGATTCTTGCCAACGAAACTTGATAGCTCCTTGTAGTGCTTCTTGAAGTCTTCTTCATCCTTGAACTCTCTTCCCGTTATCTCGGAAAGTTTTTGTAAAACCGTTTCCTGAGAGTCGGATTGGTCCAAGTCATCTTGAACATCTTTCTCACCTCCTGTCTCAGGGTCGGTGTAGTTAAAGGTTTGCTCTTCCATAAATTTGAAGGAACTTAAATTACTTTGATTTTTATTTCTTGTCTGAAACGACCTTTAATATTCCGAACTTTGGAATTCCTTAATATAATTAACGATATTGAACTCTTTGTCTGCTACTTTCTTCTGTAATTCTGGCAACTCTTTGTAGACATCAAAGAATATGCTTTCTATAATCTCTATTGCCTTTTTCTCTGCTAACTTGTCTATGTGGTTATCTACGGTAAGGTTTCTTACTGTGTCAAACTCGTTAATTTTTTTTGCCAAACTTTCTAACAAAAAGACTGTTACGTCTTCCTTTAGCCACCTTTTTACCTGCTCTTCGTTTGGCTTGTGAATCTTTTCTACTTTTATCTCCATATGTATTTAATGTTTCCATAATTATAATGTTAGTGTGCCGCCAGCTCCAGCTCTCTCAAATGTATTCTGTTGTGCTACCATTTCATTCTCTGGTTGCATTGCTGGTTTTGGTGGTTCAACTATTGGTGATTGTTGTTGTTCTTCTGGTTTGGTAATAAATCTTGCACCTCCTAATCCCATTAGGTCAAGTATCTCTTTCATCAATGCATCTACATCAAGGTTTGCTCCTGGTATTCGTGAGTAGCCAATTAGCATCTCGTTTAGCTGTTGAACCATAACTGCTTTATTAAATGCCTCTCCAGTAACATCAACCGCTACCTCGTATTTCCAATTTGTAAGCATCTTCTTATCAATTTTAATATATCTTGTTCTCTTAAGTTTGTCAAGGTTATCTCTATATAATCCCTTAAAGTTCTCCATAAAGTCTGCCTTTGGGAAACAACCATATTGAATTAAGTGGTTTAGTGTTTCTTTATTTGCTAGACTATTGATGTAGTTCTCGTCTATCTCTTTGAGTTCTTTTGGTGAACCAACGATTGCTATTATCTCTTCGTCTTTAATAGTTTCTAGTATTAAAGGTATTATGTGCCTTTCAAACATTCTTGATAAGAACATTCCTAAGTTCTCTTGTAAGAGTTCCATTCCGCTTTTAACGCCTCTTTCTTGAATTACTGCTGTTGTTGCTGGCATGCTAGCTGGCATTTGCTCTCCTCTACCAGCTTGAAAAGCACCAGTAGTTCTTTGTCCCCAAGTATATATTGTATTTTCGTCTTGATAAGAACTCGCCTTAACATCTGATATTTGTAATTCCTGTATATCGTCCATTCTGGTTACTGGTATAGAACCACCACTAATAAGCGATTGTAGCATTTGCTGTGTAATCCCAGAACCCTTCCTATATTTGAAAAGTCCAACCTGTGAAACTCTTGCCTTGTTTAGTCTTAGGTTTATTATCTCGTTAAGATAAGATTGTAATCCAGAAAGCATTTCCCCAATACCTCTACCGTGCCATCTTCCAAATACTTCTCTAAACTTACATTCTTCATATGGCTTTATGCCTTTCTTGTTTTCAATTATCTTATGAACTACTGCTTTTCTGTTGATGTTTGAAACGATTGCCATTGCTGGAACCCAAGTTTCTCTGTCTGAATCTTTGCCAGTAAAACAGAATAATGGCAGGTCACCCCATCTCTCATATATCTCTACATATGGAACTTGGCTATTAGAACCATAGTTGCCAATTCCACCTATAATCTGAAGTCTAGATATATCCTTAAAACCAGAAATGAATTCTTTATTATCCCAAGGATAATCATCAACCTCTGATTGTTTAAGTATGTTTCTCTCAATTACTGCTCCTGCGTCCTGAATGTTCTTTTCTGACGGGTCAATAAAGAAATTAGTAAGGTCTACTATATTTGTTTTAATTGATTGCCCTTTTATTTTCTTGTCATAGTTCTTCATTATCTTAACTACTACCGTGCCGTCAATACAAAAAGCCCTAATCATTTGGTTGATAATCTCACCGAAGTAGTTCTTTCTCATAAAATGAGAAACTAAATATCGTATTATATTTGCTGAAGAGTGTCCATTTGGGTTTGTTGCCCTGATATTAATATCAATAGAGTCTAGGTCAATGTTCTTAACAACAGATTCTACCAAATCTTCTGTAAAGGGAATGAATATTTTCTTCTTACCAGTGTTTGGGTCTATCTCTTCATCAAACTTACCAAGATAGTTCTTTCTTGCTTTACTGACAACATCTTTCATTTTATAATGAATCTTATCGGTTACCCAAACAATACCATCTTCCCATTCGGTAAGTTCATCTTTTACTATTCTAATTACCTCTTCTTCTTGAGGTGTTGGAGTATATTCACGCATCGTGTTTCTTTTTGTGTAATCTTAATCCGTTTGCATTTTTTGCCTCGTAGCCGCAAACATCACAGATAAACTTATTTTCTTCTTTAGCTTCTTCTTTGACTTCTTCTTTAGCTTCTTTGTCTTCCATAAAGTCTTCGCTATGTGTTAGTATAAATAAACCGACTTCCTGACTTAACTCTTTAACCTCATTTGGCTCAAATATCATACCTAAGCCAGCCGCAGCATTAAGAGTATTTAGTGTATTTTTTATTTTCATATTTTAATATTCTGGTAAATTAAATGGTATTAACTCTGTCGCTAGTTCACCGTCTTGTTCGCTTAGTGGTTCTTTATCTAGGTCCCAGCAAGCTAAACATAGGGATATTACTGCGTCATCGTGTAATCCGTGTGGTGCTTCATAACGAATTATGCCACCATCTGAAATCTTATAAGTAAATGCATTAAGCTCATCTACAAGTTCATCTATCTGCGGGAAACTGATTTGTTGCTGGTTTATCATTGCCACGGTCTTCTCTACAAGCTGTCGCTTTGATAGGTTGCCAGAAATCTTATACCCAAATACATTATAGCCAGCTTCTGCTAACTCATTGACATAAGCATCGCCAACCGTAATGGTTGTAGCATCTAAAAATATAGCTGGACTGCCATATCTATCAGCTGTTTCTGTAATAATCTTCTTTTGGATTGACCAATCTATTAGGTTAAATCTGTTAAAGTGGACTACTTTGTTAGTCATTCTATCCATAACAGTAATAACGGTAAAGTCTTCGTATCTTCCCAAGTCAACTCCCATTGTATAAAGGTGCTTTGGATTGTAATCCTCTAACTCTCCTTTGGTGCATTTATCTACATTAGAGAATATCCCAGCCGAACCTGGCACAAAAGAAGCCTCATACTCCTGCTGAAAGATTTTCTCTGGTAATCTAGACTTCTCTCTATCCCATTCACTTGGCGGAAAGAAAGGATTAAGGTTTGTCGGAAATCTAAATGCTTTACCGTCTGGTGCATCATTTGCTCTAATCCACTCTCTCCAGAACCAATTTTGCCCTCTAGGTGTTGAAATTTTAATTGATTTTCCCTGTCTAGTAGTAAGTCTCTGGCGAATATATGAATCCCAAGCCTCTTCGGGAATACGGGAACATTCATCCATAATTACTAGGTCTAGCTCTTCCCCTAACATAGATGTAAGGTTCTCTGCTGACTTACACTCTAACCAACTTCCCCATTTGGTGTCTATTCTCTGGGGTATCCTGCGGCTGATTTTCATCTCAGATTCAGGAAACCCAGTAGCTATAAACTCCTCAATATACTTAAAAACCTTACCTGCTAACGAATAGTCTGGTGCAACCAACCATATCCTACGATTATCCTTAAGAAGCTCCTGTAATGCAATAGAGCCTGCTAATGCTGATTTACCAAACCTTGTTCCACCAGATATAACAATATCTCTTATGGACTTATCGTTATATGCCTCTAAGACTGCTTCCTGTGCTTTATGCGGTGTCCAACCTATCTTGGCATAATACTTGTCCAGATTAAGCTTCTTCATCTAATTTCTCGTCTTCTTCCTCGTCTTCAAATAATTCAGCTCTCTCCTTGTTAATATCCAAAGACACACTATCCTTGAGCCGCCCTTTCATCTTAAAAAACAGCTTGCGGTTCTCTAGTGCATCTCTTCCCTCCCCCATTGCTTCTAAATAAGTCTTATCTAGTAAGGGTTCATCTGGATACCTTGCTACTAGCTTCTTCCAGGTCTTA